GTGCATAATCCAGTGTGTTGGTGTTGTGAAAACGTTGCTTTGTACTTTCTGCAACGCATCAGCTAGCTTTGGGTAAAGGAGCGCAACAGTTGGTGCAGTTGATGTGAAAGTAACTGCGTTACCGCCTGAGTTGCGAATGCCCTTCATTGTTCCTGAAGTGCCAGCTCCATTTAGAATCTGGTCATCAAGAGTTGTGTGCCATGAACGAACTAGATCTGCTACGACGAAAGTGTCGATGCCAGTTCCGCGCTCGATTGCTTGGCGGCTGAGGTCCTGTTGTCCAGCGATTGTGCGCACGTCAACAGTTAACAGTGTGTCATCAACGTCAGTCTCGCTGACAGCTGCATTTTCAGTTGCCTGAATCGCAGTTGAAGACCCTGTGGTCATACGGGATATTTCCAACTTCATACCAGCTGTTGGCAAGGTCATCTTGTTGGTTGCGAAATCTGCAGTCGGTCTGCCGCTTCGAGCTAAAGGTGCGGCTAGTTCGATGAGATATTGAGGGACCACTAAGCCTGCGAAAGCTGAAGTGCCGACATCGCGGCGCTCGATAGCTTCCTCTTTCATGTGGCGAGCAAGGCGCTCAGATGCTGCGAAATCGTTGCGTACTTGTGCATTGAATGCGTCGCGTACGAATGAGTTCTCAGAACCCTGTGCGTAGGTGCGTGCCTCTGACACGACCTTGATGCTTGTAGATGCTGGAGTTGCAACTGCTGCAACTGAAGCGCGGGCCTCTGAGGCCTTTGCATCAGCGTCGGCTTGTGCCTTCAGCTTTTCGATCTTTGTATCGAGTGAACGTGACTCTTCAACGAGAGCGTCAACCTTCTCGGTCTCCTCTGCAGTAAGGTCGGTGCGGTTCTCTTCAGCAACTGCTTCAAGAACTGCGTCCATTTCTGCCTTAACTGCATCACGGCGCTCGATTACTTTGTCAAGGTATGACATTGTATTCTGCTCCTTATGAGTTTGAAATCGAGGTGGTGGCGATTGAGCTCACGGCGCTTTTAGGGTGTGAGTCTCGCTCCGACTTCGGTATCTGCTAGCGATTTGCCAGCAGAATCTTATTTTGTGCTATTGACTAGGGCTTTTGCAAGACGAAGTGAGATCGAGCGCGGTGTCGCGGCTTCGGTCTCCATGATGTCCTCGAGTTCGTCCTCGTCCTCATGGACTGCAGCCTCGTCTTCAACTGGCTCCTCTTGGGCACCCATCAGTGCGGCCATCATTTCGACAGCTTCCATGACGTACTCATGGCCTTCAGACATCTTCTCAAAGACGCTCTGCAAGACGACGAGTGATTCGCCTGAGATCTCGCGGCCTTCTTTGACGGCTTGAATCGCCCGAGCCAAATGCTCACGCGCCTCGACCGTTGTCGTTGGATAAGCTGGGTAGGTAACAACACTGACGTCTCCGTCAGCCAGCGACACTTCAGTGAGAGTGCGCTCGCTGCGGTCTTTGTTGAACTTCTGTCGTATCACGCGAAATGCAAAGCTCATCTGATCGACGTCGCCTCGCTCAATAAGTGTGTAGAGGTCTCGAGCCTCGCTTGTGTCAGGCAGTTCTGCGTCGAATCGCAAGCCGACCTCGTCCTCGGTTAAAGTAAGGGTGCCATTTTTGGTGCGTGCCAGCGGCAGACCTTCGTGGTTGATTAAAAGGCGCACGTCAGGAGTCTCGCTGAGTGTCTTGCGGAAAGCACCAGGCGCGATGTACTCGATGAACGGAAGTGGTACGCTGGCGTTATTAAAAACAGCAGCATAGCCCGACAGGCGCATTTTGCCGTCGTCCTCTGTTCGTGTCACCACGTTTCGTACTGTGTAGGTACGACGTTCGATCTTCTTCATCTTGCTCCTATCGTCCCCGACGGTTGTTCGTTGGCCAACTTCGCCCCCAGGCTCCATATCCTCAGAGATAGAGACTGCGACCATTTGGTCAATCGCGTCTTGTTTGTTGTCGTGGCAGCCTATTGTTGTGTAGCTGCCGTCTGATTCTTGCATTACAGTTGCCCAGCCCGAGCAGTCGCTCTGCTGGTCCGAAATGTAGTATGGCACTATTTGACCTCATAAACTGCAAGTGGGTCCTCAGGGTCAAGTGTTGAGACTTGCTGGAGTTGACCTGTTGGAATGCCTGTGTGGTCCATAGGTGGCAAACCGACTGCTTCAAGCACTGACTTCGGTTCGAAGCCGACTTGAATCAAGTTGGTAGCGATTTCGGTGCGCAATTTCAGACCGACGTCCTTTGCGTCAGACGCGTCAATGTTTTGCAGTGGAACTCGGTACTGATCTCCAGCTTCGCCCAGTGGGCTCAGGTCTTCAACGGCTCTGACGTCATTGAGCGACAAGAAGCCCTCGTTAAGTCCTTTGGTGTAAGCCTCGTAGCGCTCGAGTGTGGTGCCGCGAAGTAGCGCGTCAAGGTTGAACTTGATGAAGCCGTCGGCCTCAGGCAGAAGCGGTGAGAGTGCTTGCTCTAAACGCTCAAGGAGTGGGCGCAGCGAGTGTTGCACGAAGGACAGGTTCTGAGCTTCAACTGATGCAAAGCTCATGGCTCCAGCCACTGGGTGGCCAAGGAGTGAGATCGGAACGCGGAATATTCGCGCAATCTCTTCAACGCCGAACCTACGTACTTCAAGAAGCTGAGCGTCGGCGGCGTTAAGTGTCAGCGGCTTGAATGAAGCGCCACCAGTCAGAACACCGAGCTTGCCAGCGCGGTAAGGGTCCGAATGTGATAAGTTCCAGTTGCGAGCGATGTCCGAGATCTGTTCCTCGGTCAATTCGGTCGGGGCTTCAATGACGCCGCCAGGGTTGGCAGCGTTGCCAAAGTAGCTAGCTGCGTAAACCTCGGCTGCCATCGCAGAGCCCAAAGTAATGCGAGCCGCGCCGATTGGGCCAAGGCCTAAAAGCTGGCCTGGGAGTTTAAACATCGGAATATGGAGCATCTCGCGCTTGGTCAATATCATGGTCTTGACTTCTTGCGTCACAGACTGCATGTCCTCGTAAACCACGCCGCCTGGCTGAATGCCGATAGTTACTTCGTAAATGACTTCTGCATTTGGGTCAGGGCGTCGAATGCGAACATTCAACGGGTTCACAGCGTAGAGCTCAACAACGTCCCCAAGGTCGTCGCGCACTGTGATGATAAAGGCGTTGCCGTGTAAGTTCAAAGACGAGATCACTTGCTCGTAGAAATCCAAGCGGGTGCAGTCTGGGTTTGGCTTGTTCACCCAAGCTGGTTGCTCGCCATAGACTGCGGCGTACGGGATTCGGTTGCGGCCGCGGCGAACGTAAGCGCCAAGCGGCAAAGATGAGATGGTGTCGCCCAAAAGGCGAACACAAGCGTAAACGGTGGACATGCGAATCGCAGACTCAGCATTAACATCAACACCAGCTGGAGTCGCGTAGGCTGGTCGTGACGGGATAAGCGGCTCCATGAACATGTTCTGAGCGCGTTGCTCGCCTGCTGCTCGCAGTCTTTTCGATAAGCTCATTTGCCAGCCTTTTCTGTGCTTAGTTGATACCAGCCGTCGTCCCAAAGGGTCAACAGCCGCTCAAAGTAGTCTTGGTAACGTGGTGCTATTGCTTCGAGTGAGTATTTCTCGATTGCTTGCTTTCTGATCTCTTTGCGGTTTAAAGACTTGACGTCCTCTGCAGCTTTCATGAAGTCAGCGAGAGTGCGACACCTAAAGCCAGTCACTCCATGAACGTTGGTCTCAACAAAAGCGCCCCAGTCAGTTGTGATGGTTGGAGTGCCGCAAGTCTGAGCTTCGACCACGATATTGCCGAAAGGCTCGATGTAGGTGGTCGGTGCAAACAACGCAATCGCGCCGCCCATCAGCTCTGCCCGCTTTTTAGGGCCGATGTTGCCAATAAATTCGCCGTAGCCGCCGTTTGGTTGGCCAGGACCCGCGATGATGAGCCTCTTACCGAGGCGCTCGCAAACCTCTTGTGCGATGTTGTAGCCTTTTCGCTCGATCAGCCTGCCAATAAAAAAGTAGTAGTCCCCGTCGCCTTTGCCAGCTGGGAACATTTCAGGCTCGAGATATCCGTTGATAACCCCGTCAAAGAAGTTGCCATCTACTGTAGTCGGGTTCTTGTGCCCTGAATAGACCGAGTGCATCCACGCGTAGGACTCGAAAACGCGATACCGTGCAAATGTGCCACCGTAGCCGATGCCGAACTCCACTGACATGTGGTCAGGGAAGGCGTCAGCGATCGGCTTGTGTGCGTAGCCGCCGATTAAACAGATGAAATCTTTTGGTTGAAGCCTTGTGGTCATCTCGCGAACGACGTTTGCATTAAAGATCTGCCAATGCGGCAGTGTTGTGTCAAAAGAGGCTGTCGTGTAATGACCGCCTGCAGTTGCAGCTTCTCGTTGCTTCTCGTTGATGCAAGTGACCAACTCCGTCACTGGCGCTTCGTTCTGCTCGCCAGCGTAGAGAATGACCTCATGCCCGAGGTCTGTCATCATAATGCAGAAACGCCTCACTTTTTCGGTGAATGCGCAACTTGTAAAGTCTTTAGTTGTGTTTGTGTGTGGAAGCGATACGACGTGAAATCTCATTGGTCCCCCGACCTTGTTCATTCTGTAATCGCAGCTATTTCTTCACCAGTTAGACCGAGCGCTGCAAGCTTTGCCTGTGCGGCAAGCTTTGCGTCGGCCTTGGCTTGTGCCTCTGCCTCTTGCTTTGCATGTAAAGCTAAACTTTCTGCTCTGATTGCATCCCAGTTGGCCACTTCTTCAGGCGTCATGTCGCGTTCAATCTGCTCACCAGTTGTTGCGTTGACTTCTATCATTCTTTTGATTTCGCTCATTTTTTCTCCTTTGTTTTATGCTAGACCGTACAAAGTAATTCTTGAACCTGCTGTTGCGCCACCAGAAAAGGTTAGCGAAGTCGCGGCTGTTGTAGCGTCTAACAGCCCTGTACCGTACCCACCCATTCCCGCATAGGTGCTATTTGCAGTTTCCGTTTTTACTACTTCCCACCACATTGTTTTGTAT